AAGTACAGTTGATTGGCGTTCCTGTCATTGATGCTATTCAGGTTGTCATACTGATTATTATTTTGATAAAGATATTCAGATGAGTCTTAGCAAATGGTTCAATGAAAAGTGGGTAGACATATCCACAACGAAAGATGGCAAGCACCCTCCTTGTGGTCGCAAAATGGGCGATGGCAGAAGGGGCTACCCTAAATGTGTGCCGTCATCTAAAGCGGCAAGCATGAGCAAGAGCGAAAAGAAATCGGCTGTACGCCGGAAACGTGCGACAAATCCATCAAAAGGCAAAAAGCCTACATATGCGAGGACATAATGGCTAAATCACCAGCTTGGCAAAGAAAAGAAGGAAAAAACCCTGAAGGCGGCTTGAATGAAGCTGGTCGTAGATCTTTGCGTAGGCAGGGAAAAAACATCAAGCGTCCTGTTTCCGCAAAGGAAGCAAAGAAGTCACCAAAGGCGGCGGCAAGGCGCAGATCATTTTGTAAGCGGATGATGGGTATGAAAAAGAAGCTTACAAGCAAAAAGACGGCTAATGACCCTAATAGCCGTATCAACAAAGCACTAAGGAAGTGGGATTGTTAATGAGTGAAGAAGCAGTTCAAGAAGCTGAAACCCAAGAGGTTCAGGCTCAAATGTCAGAGCAGGAGCAACCTCAAGACCAAGTAGCAGATAGACCAGATTGGCTTCCAGAGAAATTTGAAAGACCAGAAGAACTGGCGAATAGCTACCGTGAGCTTGAGCGAGCTTTTTACACAAGGAAAGAAGATCTCAGAACGCAGATTGTTGAAGAGTTAAACAAAGAGGCTGTGAGCGATGCTCCAATTAGCCCTGCTGATTATGAGATCAATATAGAAGCACCTGAAGGCATGCAGTTTAATGTGGACGAAAATGATCCTCTTTTAGACTGGTTTCGGGACAAGGCGCATAATTACGGCATGTCACAAGACGAGTTTAACGGCCTAATGAATGAATGGGCTGTTATGGAAGCTAACCGTGGGCCTGATTGGAATGTAGAATCAGAAATTCTTGGTGAGCATGCAGATCAGAGACTTGATCGTGTAGATTCATGGGCTCATAAGAACCTTTCGGAAAATGCTTATCAGGTATTTGCCAATGTTCCGGCGTCTTCTGGAATGGTTCAATTATTTGAAGAGCTTATGGAGCTTAACGGTCAGCCGAAGTTTAACATGGTGAGCGAATCAGAATTTCAGGAGAGGATTTCTCTTGAAGATTTGCGAAGCATGCAAAACGATCCTAAGTATTGGCGTGAGAAAGACCCTGCCTTTATTGCAAAGGTTCGGGCTGGGTTTGCCCAATACTCAAGGACTAAGTAGCAATGTGAATTAACTTCTCAATGCTATTATGAGAATGTGTTTTTGCAAGAAGGCCCATAAAGCAAGGGACAACCGAAAGGCCCCAAGCCGATGGACAACCGAGATGCAAACAATAGTAACCACTTTTTAGGAGGTCGTAGCGATGGCTACTCCAACAATCGATACCTCCTTTATCGAGGAGTTTGAATCCGGCGTCCACATGGCGTATCAGCGTCAGGGTTCTAAGCTTCGGAACACAATTCGGACCGTCAATGGCGTGAAGAATAAGACTACGTTCCAGAAAATCGGTAAAGGATTTGCTACTACCAAGGCTCGTCATGGCAACATTGCCCCGATGAATCTTGAGCATACAAATGTCGCCGTCACCCTTGAAGACTACTTCGCTGGTGAATGGATTGACGATCTGGATCAACTGCGTATCAACCACGATGAGATGCTTGTTGCTCAGCAGTCAGGTGCATATGCACTTGGTCGCAAGACTGACGAGCTTATCCTCGATGCAATGGACGCAACAACTTCAACAGCTAATGAAACCACCAACGGCGCAACATTGGCTTGGGCTTTCGGCCTGATGGAATCTTTCGGTAACAACGATATTCCTGATGACGGACGCCGTTATGTTGTTGTCGGTTGGGAAAACTGGTCACAACTGATGGATCTGGACGAGTTCTCTCGTGCAGAATATGTCGGTGAGTCAGACCTTCCCTTCATGAACGCAATGACTGCTAAGCGTTGGCTTGGCTTCATGTGGTTCCCATTCTCAGGTCTTGACGATGACGGAACAAACCGCAAGTGCTTTGCATGGCATGCAGATTCTGTAGGTCACGCAATCGGTGCTGACGTTTCTTCCAACATGCAGTACCACAACGATAAAGATGCTTACTTTGTTCTCAACAAGATGCAGATGAATGCTGCTCTTATTGATGCAAATGGTGTCTTTGAATGTAGCTTGAAGAAGTAAGGAGAGTTCAGAATGGCACTCGTAAAAGCAGACCTTACTTTGGTCAACTATTCAGGCAATGGCTTCCATATTTGGCATTACAAGTCCACTGCTGACGCTCTGAACACAATTGATACAGCCGCTTACTTTAACGATGTATCAAGTGAAATGAATGTCGGTGATGTGATCTTTATCAATGCCTCAAATGGCTTTGGCATTGCCACTGTTGTTTCAAACTCTGGCGGTGTAGTCGACACTGGCGACATCGTTAGCATGACAACAGATAGCCGTTAATGGCTAAAAAACCTACAATGAAGGCGGCGGCGAAAGCCGCCCCTTCTCCTCAGAAAGAGATTCGTGGTGGCTATGTTCGTAAGCTTGGCCCCAATGCAAAATTAGGAAAAGGGGCAAGATAATGAAAACTTGTGCAACATGCCCAACCCCCGGCAAATGCCGAGCCGCTGGCAAGTGTCTTAATGCCAAAAAATCCACTAAGACAATGGGAAAAGGCTACGGTAAGTAAATGCCAACGACCCCATCAACCGACATCGAAGTAGCACAGAAAGCAATGGTTCTAATTGGTTTAGAGCCATTGACTTCTTTTACGGACAATACTGATGAAGCGTTGGTTGCCAATACCATTTATGAAGATGTTGTGCGTGACTGTTTGTCACAAACTAACTGGAATTTTGCTACAGGGCAAAAGGTCTTATCAAGGCTTACAGATGAGCCTGTTGGACGTTGGACGTCTGCATACGCATTGCCAACAGAGCCTGAAGTAATTCAAGTTCAAACTGTTACAATCGATGACGTTGTACAACGCTATGACATCTATGAGCGTTATATTTATATAAATGCAGAAGTCGGAGATGAAGTTGTTCTTAACTACATCTTCAGACCCGATACTCAATATTGGCCCCCATCATTTACTATGTGGGTTATATTCCGTTTGGCTTCTGTTCTTGCTCTGGCGGTTACTCGCAAGGGCGATGTAGCAAGCTCATATACTACCTTGGCTGAAACTCAGTTTAGAAGAGCAAAGGCAAGGGATAGCCAGCAAGTAACCACACAAGGTCTTCGCTTGAGCAGATTCCATCGGGCAAGGCTCGGCAATGGCATCTACCAAGACATAGAAGGCACAACGACATGAGAATCGAATGGCCCTCTTACGTCAATTTTACACGAACTTTACTGCTGGTGAGCTAAGTCCATTACTAAGCTCTCGCATCGATTCCGATGCTTACAAGAACGGCGTAAAGACATTAAGGAACTTTAGGATACGCTCTCAGGGCGGCATTACACGCCGTCCCGGGCTTCAGTATCTTCAAAGCCTTAGTAACATTGCGTATCAGACAGAGCCTTATGTTTATGATGAGGACGAGGCTTACATTGTACTGTTTAGCAACGCAAGAGTTGATATTGTTGATGTATCTGACCCTGCTAACATTGCCGATACTATAACGTCATGCCCTTGGACAACGGCAATGATTGGCGAGTTAAAGGTCGCCCAATCTGGCGATACAATGATTATTGTGCATCCAGATATGGCAATGCAGACCTTGACAAGAACTGCCGCAGATACTTTTGCTCTTGCAGATTATGATTTTGACCATGATGGCACAGCGCACTATGAGCCATTTTATAGGTTTGTAGATCCTTCTGTCACAATTACGCCGCAAAACTCGAATACTGGATCTCAAAACTTCACAGCAAGTTCTTCTATATTTAGCAGTGATTGGGTTGGGGAACATATAGAATACACAGATAGTGCTGGTACGGTTGTCCATATTGAAGTAACTGCCTATGTATCGGGTACTGTTATAACAGGAAACTTTAGTTCTGCTGTAGCTAACACAAATGCTAGAGACACTTGGAGAGAGCAGGTGTTCTCTTCTCGTCATGGCTACGCTAGGTCTGTCATTTTTCACGACCAGCGTCTAATTTTTGGCGGCTCAAGAGATTTGCCAAATCATTTATTCTTTTCCAAAGTTGGGGAGTATTATAACTTCGATGTGGGGACAGGTCTTGATGACGAGTCAATCCAAGTGCAGATTGCAGAGAACCAAGTCTCTGAAATCAAAAGCATGGCATCCTTGCGTCATTTGTCCATATTCACCTCTGAACAGGAGCTTTACGTTCCTACCGTTGATGAGCGGCCCCTTACTCCGTCTACTATTGCGATTAAAAAGCAAACGTCTTTTGGGTCTGGCAATACTGCTCCTGTTGAGTTTGATGGCGCAATCGTGTTCCTTACCAAATCTAAAGGAGCGATTCGTGAGTTTATCTATTCCGATTTAAGCCAAGCATATAACTCTGATGCTTTGACTATATTATCTCAGCATTTGATTGTGACGCCAACCGCCTTGGAATCCCAGCGTGAAGCTTCGGATCAGGTTGAGTCTTACCTTTATGCTCTTAATAGCGATGGCACAATACCTGTGTTTGTCAGCATTAGAAAAGAAAAGCTTCAGGGCTGGTCTCAATACTCAACAAGCGGAAGCTTTAAGAACATTGTTAATGTGAATAGACGTATCTATGTAATTTGCGAGAGAACTATAGACGGCTCGACATTAACTACTCTGGAGCGGTTCGATAACGATTACAATCTTGACAGTGCCTATAAAGCTACTAGCGGCAGTGCTACTAAAAACTGGACGATTGCTCATCTACCTAACACTGAGGTCGCAGTTAAGAGTGGTAATTATGGCATGGGTACTTTTACTACTGATGGTAGCGGAAACCTCACCCTAACTGAAGCGGTGACATCGGTAGAGATAGGTATAAACTACACGCCGACTATGACGACATTGCCTCCTGAATTTACCCTTCAGGATGGTATAACGGTTGGTCAAAAGCGCAGGATTGTTCGTGCTGTTTTGGATCTTAATGAGACGTTGAGTGTCAAGACAAAAGGCACTAACATCCTAATCAGGCGTGTTACTGATGATTTTTCACAGGAGCCTACAGCTATAACTCAGCGCAAGGAGGTTTATCTTCTTGGCTGGTCTGCTGAAGGAACAGTTACTATTACGCAAGATCAGCCATTGCCGATAACGCTGAATGGAGTCTTGCTGGAGGTTGAGGTCTGATGGGCGTTGAAATGCAAATTGCCTCTGTTGCTTTGACTATGCTTGCCGCCAAGCAACAGAAAAAAGCATATGAGATGGAAGCCAGAGCCTATAAAGAACAAGGCGATATGGCAAAGATACAGGCTAGTCAGCAAGAGACTGAAAGAAACAGACGCTTGCGTCAACAGCTTGCAAGTCTTAGCACATCGATGGCTGGTCAAGGTGTTGCTATTGGCACTTCTGCCTCAAGCGAAGCTTTGCGTATAGATGAAGAAAAACTAGCACTTGCAGATATTGGGTCCATCCGTTTGATGGGGATGTCTCAAAGACGCAAATTTGATCTTAGTGCAGCTTCGTCAAGAACAGCGGGTCAGGCGGCAATTATTGGTGGATTTAGCAAATCTGCCGCAATGGGTTATGATATTCAAACAGGCAAAACCTCAACAAAGAGTACGACATAATGGCTTATCAGAAAACAAGAGGAAGAAGCGTTACTGTCAGCCCTACAGGAATGCCTGACCTTAGTGGTTATAAGCAGTTTGCGGGAACAATTGACAGGCTGTCTGACATGACAATGAGCATTGGTGCGGATATTCGTAGCCAAGAGTTCAACGACATGCTAATACAGGCCGAGAAAGAAGGACGTACTGCTGGTGTTAGATACGACAAGGATGGGAATCTTGTCCCTCTTGTTGATACGACATACGCATCTGCTATGAAAGCTTTTGGCACTGAAGAGCAGAGGGTTCTTCAACAGGCATATAAGAAGTCGGCTATTTCGACCTATTCTGCCCAGCTAGCGATTGATGCTGGAAGTGCGGCTGATGTTGCTCTTACGCAGACGCCGACCAACCCAGATGCAATTAATGGTGCCGCAAGAGGTTATCTTGAGAGCCTTCAAGACGATCTTGACCCTGATGTCTTTAACGCTATAGCACCTAGAGTGAACGCTGAGTTCCAAACTCGTGTTGGTCGTGCAAGAGCTGGCCTTCTTGAGGAGACAAGAAAGAACACGATAGAGACGCATACCACAAGGGTTGGCGACCTCTATAAGAAGCTTGGGGTTATTGGGACCGTTGGTGCTGGTAGCGACCCAGAAGCACAAGAAGGCACAAGGCTGATAACTGAAGAGATTATTGGCGAAATAGAAGAATCTTTCGAGACGTTAAAGCTTAACGGCATTACTGAGTCTGAGATTGAGAAAATTCGCCGTACTGGTCAGGCCTCTGTTCAGATTCAAGCTTCAAAGGGAAATGTAGAAAAGATCTTTTATGATCCTAGTGAAGAGGGAGGTTTTGCAAACGCAATTGCTTTTGCGATTGAAACAGAAAGTCAATTTGCAGATGACCCAAGGTTTGACTCAAAAGTCCTTTCCGATGCAATGATTGCTCATGCAAGGAAGCTGAAGGCAGTAAAAGATGCTGGAATAGCGGCATCAGAGAAGAATCAGATTGATGTTGTTGGAACCTTTAGCCTTAAAATACAAACAGGACAGGTTCAGAGCGAAGATGAAATTTTGTCACTTCCCATTAGTGACCAGAGAATGTCATCACTTTTGCGTGAGTTTAGGGCATATGAGAAAGCGGAAGCATCTGACCAGTTAACCGAACAATCGAGAAGGGATGCTGAACACAAACAGCAGTTTGATGGGCATGTAGCTGATTATATTGACACAACAAGAAGCGATGATGAAAGAACCGTTTCAAGAATTGCCGCAGAAACTATGTATGCAAATGGCTTGATAGATCCAGCCACTTGGAAGTCTTTTGTTAAGACTAGAAACTCTGAAATTAGCAAGCAAATTATGGCCGCTGGGAATGCTGCTTTTGTGACCATTGAGCATGAGATTAGCAAGCAAGGCAGGTATTTGCTTACTCCAGAAGCTCTTGAAAAGATGGAGCCTGAGTTAGTAGCAAAAGGTTTTATTGGCGAAGGAAAAGCCAAAAGCATGTCTCAGTGGAGGTCAATGATAAGGGACTACAAGTCTCGCTATCAAGAGTTTGACAAGAAAAGAGCTGAGACTAATAGGGCTCTTGCAAAAGCAAGGTCTGGTCAAGATATTAGCCAGAAAGAAAAAGATCTTATTGTTGAGCAATTTGCTCCTATGTTGCAACAGGACGATGCTGGCAACGTGTTTGAGCATGCCAATCCTGAAATTGCTGAGCAGAATATGGATCTTGCTGTTGCTTTTAGCGTTAAGTATAGAACGATACACCCAGAGATACTTAGCACACTAAACGGCATTAATGACGCTCAGTTTGATTCTGATTTGTTTGAAAACGCATTGCAGATGTACAACAAAATTTACCTAACGATGGCTAAAGGTATTAACCAAGCTGGGACGGCTGGGCTTGGCGTTGGAGATTTGCAAGCCGAAAAGTTTCTTAAAGATGCTGGCGTAGATACGGCTCAATTTAATATTTTACGTTTTGTAGGCGGCAAAACATGGGCAGCCATGCAAAGCGCTTCAGAGTCAACCACCAAAGGCGCTCGTATATCTAATAGCATAAAAGCTACCTTTGGAAGCATTGATGAGGCTATAGAAGCTAATTTCAAAAAGTACGTTTCTCCCTCTAGCTATGCTGAAAACGCTCTTAACAATTTTTTTGGGATTTCATGGAGAGATCCTGATGTCCTAAAACAGCTTGACCAAATCAGCGTTGCTGAAGGTGGAGATATAACAGAGGCTTACATCAGGGACCCAAGGTTAAAAACTTATTTGAGGATGGCGGTTCCTTCTATCATGCAAATAAAGAATTACCCTGTGACAGAAGAGGGCATTGGTTTGGCGATTAGAGAGGCTGTTGTCGATGTGTCTGATTCTGTTGGAGTTAACATTGATGAAGACGGAAACTCTTATGTTGGCTTCAACACATGGTATCAGCATGCCGCCGCAAGCATTGGGGCTAATGTAAGTGTTATTCCCAATAACAGCGTTCAGGAAGCTTTCTTTAGAGAATTAAGGCGTCATGTTCTAAGGCCAGATGTAGCTTACGATCAAAAGATTATTGATATGGTAAAGAACAACGAGGGTACGATTCGTGTTGAGCCAGATGCTGTTTTTGGCAGAGACCAGACATACTCAGCTTGGATCACTGATAAGTATGGAAACTCAACCCCAATCGTCTCAGGCTTTAGATATGACTACAATCGCTCATTTGACAATAAGATCGTGACAACTGCTGTTGCTAGGGTGAAGAACTCTACTATTAAGAAATTCTTTAGCCAGATGAGCCTCCTTACGCCTAGCATTGTTGAGGGGGTCGCAGAAGACATTCTGGAAGACTATGATGAGGAGTCTGGAATGTTCACAGGCGTTGGCGTTCTTGAAAGGCTTAATGGTGCAATCAACGCAGTTAAGCCTGTTGCTGGTTTTGTAAAGCCAAGCGCAGGTGTCATAACGACTCCGACTATTGACGCACAGGACACAAAGCTTTTGAGAGACTGGGCAATGGGCAAGTTTAACGATCAGGAATACCTGACTGAGCTGATGAGTATTTACGAATGAGCAATATTGATTGGGATTTTATTCTGAGACAAGAAGGTTTTCGTCTGAAAGGCTATGTTCCTGATGCGAAAAATTCAAAGTCAGGCGTTACAATTGCCAGTGGGTTTGATTTGGGTGCTAGGTCAATTGAGGACTTAAAAGGCCTCCCTGAAAAGCTTATTGAGAAATTGACGCCTTACCTTGGCATTAAGGGAGCACAAGCAGAAGAGGTTGCTGGCGATCTTTCTGTGAGCGATTCAGAAGCCAAAACAATTAATGAGTTTGCAAAGAAGAAAGAACTTGGTTTGCTCAAGGAAAGATGGCAGTCAGCCACAGGCAAGTCGTTTGATGATTTGCCAATGCGTGAAGCTACCGTTATTACATCTGTTGCTTTTCAGTACGGAAACCTTGCTACAGAAACACCAAACTTCTGGAATCAGGTTACATCGGGAGATTGGGATTCTGCTGTCAAGAACCTAAGAAACTTTGGCGATAGCTATGGAAGCCGCAGAAACCGTGAGGCTGATTACTTTGAATCAGGGGCTCAAAAAAAAAGTGAAACATACGGCATAAAAGAAGATCCTGTTAGGGGTATTAGAGCCCCGGAGCAAATTGCTGGAGATCCTCAGTTTGCCGAGGATATGGCAATTCGTGACGAAACAATGGCAGAGCCAGTTGTTGCAGAGCAAGAGACTGTCAGCCCATACAGCAACATTGAAGTTCCTGACTGGTGGATGAAGGATAAAAAGAAACCTATCCTTCCACCAGTAAAGGACATGACTCCAGAAGAAATTATTAACACTGAAGCTGGCCTTCTCCCAGAAGAGGAGCCAGCGACTTATGGCGGCAGGCCGATTGATCCTGACGTTATTATCAGAAAAGATATTGAGGATGTCGGTCCTGTTGCAAAGACATTATCAGTCAATGAATTTGGTGATGCCAATCCATTGTTCTTTACAAATGACTCTAATCAGATATGGGGTGCGGCAATGCGTACCCACAACCCTGTGTTGGCTTTGAGAGATTATGTTTCTGATCT